ATCATTCTTACAGGGCGCTCTACCTATTGGCGATTTGCTTAATTGGCAACAAAGACATGGGCTTGTTGATAAAGATAAAACTTTAGAGGAGTATCAAGAAGAACTAGGCGAACATGGCGAAATGATTGACCTAGAGGAAAGCTAATGCCTGAGAGTCCGGAAGAATTAACGCAGATTGCGACTAGGCACCAAGTTTATCTTGAGGGGCTTAAAACTCACGAGGTAAAAAAATCTCAAAAGTTTCTAAAAGACATAGATCGCATTGTGTCCGCTAAATTAGCTGGTAAAGATATAACTGACTACTCTAAAAAACGGCTAGACAAGCTTCTAAAGTCCGTGAAAGCTGACCTAAAGGTTGTTTCTGGTGATTACTCTAATATGGTCTCTGGAGAGTCAGTTGACATCGCAAAGTATGAAAGAGATTTTGAGATAAAATCTTTGGGGCAAGTAGTAGCATTTGATTTTGTTGTTCCTACCTCCTCGCAACTAAAGACAGCTATTTTTGATAACCCTCTTACAATGAGCGGATCAGATAATGGAAAGTTGTTGAAGCCGTTTCTGCGCGATGTCAGTGACCGATCTATGCAGCAGATTACGGGCATAATCCAATCGGGGTATTATCAGGGTGAGACTACAGCTCAAATCATTAAAAATATTAAGGGAACAAGATCAGCCAAATTTACAGATGGCGCTATCTACAGAATTAATAGAGCTATGAGTGTTGCTACAAGGACAGCCGTTCAACACGCAGCGGTGCAAGCAAGAGAGCAAGTCTGGCAAGATAACAAGGACATAGTCAAAAAGGTTCGATGGGTTAGCACTTTAGACGGACGCACATCATCTGTTTGTCGTTCGTTGGACGGCACAGAGTATCCGTTAGACAAAGGTCTTAGACCGCCTGCTCACCCGAATTGCAGAAGCACAGTAGTCGCTGTTTTAGACAGTCGGTTTGATGCGTTAGACAAGGGAGCAACTAGGAAAGCAAGGTCTAGAAATGCACAAGGCGAAAGTGTCGTAAAGAATGTTTCAGCAAACGAGACTTATTATTCTTGGCTAAAGAAACAACCCGCATCATTTCAGGCATCAGTTATAGGAAACAATCGCGCTAGGCTTTTAAGGAATGGGGGAATGTCTGCGGAAAGGTTTTCAGAATTACAGCTAAATAGTAACTTCAAAGAAATGACTCTAGCCGATTTAAATCAACTAGAGCCTAAGGCTTTTGAAAAAGCTAATATTACAGAGTTTATTGATTAATCCCCAAACCTCCCGTCATCTTCTTCTTAGTTAACTTTGAATTAAATCTTCTGTCTCTCTGGCTTCTTCGTCAGCAATCTGTCGAGCTAAACGCGCATCATTTTTTTGCTCTTCCTGCCACTCCAAATAAGATTCCCAATCCTCTGAGGTCATAACTGGGTTCCACTGGGCTGTATCTTCAGTAGTAAGATTCGTTAATCTTTCTCTAACCGATTCAATCATGTCAACCGCAGGATAGGTATCTCCATTTAACAATAGTGCTTCAACTTGCTCCAAAAGCGCCCAGACAGGATAGTCATCAAAACTGGTATAGCCTTTATTCACAACCTCTTTGCAAGCAGGGCTTATTATGTATGTGTTTATTTTATTACGGTTCATTTTTTTTCTCCGGTTAAGCACCTCCTTGTGCGTTGGTTTTACTATATTTCAAAAACAGTATAAAAGTATTTATTTATAAAGTAAAGTATTATTTTATATTTTTTAAAGTATTTTCTGCCTATAGTTTCTTTGGGGGTAAATCTAACCCTCTTAATTACCCCTAGAGGCAAACATGATTGAAGTAGGCGTAGCTATTGCCTCCGCTTCTGCGGCGCTTAAATTAGTTGACCAAGGAATCAAGACAGGCAAAAGTGTCTATGAGTTGATGCCAGCTTTCTCTAAGTTTTGGAATGCAAGAGATCAAGTTTCGCTAGCAAATGAGCAAGCCAATAATCCATCTAGGGCTGCTATGGCGTTTAACGGGGAATCAGTAGAGGCTTACGCCTTAAAAACTGCTTTAGCAAACAAAAAAGCCAAGCAACTAGAGCATGACATCAGGGAAATTTTTGTATGGAGTCAAAACGAAGATGTGTATATTGAAATGATGCGATTAAGAGAAGCTGAAAGAAAAAGAAGAATAGCTTTAGCTAGGGCAGAGGCCGCAAAGAAAAGATTAGTGCAAGATATTATTTTGGGAGTTACAGTTTTTAGTATTGGATTAGCGTCTTTTTTAATTTTAATTTATGCAATTTTAGGATAAAAACTGATGTTATAATGTTGTTCAACGACTGTTGTTTCTTGCTAAAATTTTTTCTTGACCTTAGAATACCAGAATCGCCAACTGGGTTGGCTTATCTCGGAGAGATTTATGATTGATTTTAGGGTGGAAAGCGTTGATGAACTACCTGATAGCGTACAAGAGCTTTATGAAAAAACTGATGATGGATTTCAACTAAAAGTAAACGGTCTTCCAGAACCAGAAAAAGAAGATGTGTCAGGTTTAAAGCGAAAAGTTGATGAGCTTTTAACTGAGAGCAAGAACGCAAAGAAAAAAGCCAGAGAAGCATCAGAGCAAGCAGAACAAGCCAAGGTGGATGCTGCTAAAAAAGGAAATGATACTGAGGCACTAGATAACAGTTGGAAAGAAAAATATTCTAACAGAGAAGTTGAGCTACAAGATCAAATTAACAATCTAACTAAAACAGTGGTTGGATTAACTTCTGGTCAAACAGCTACAAATATCGCCTCTGAGATTGCTATTCAAGGGTCTGCGGCTGTCTTATTACCGCATATTGAAAAGCGATTGCGAACAGAAACAAGAGATGGTGGTCAGCCGCAAACAATTGTTTTAGATGAAAACGGCCAACCTTCAGCTCTAACGATAGAAGATTTAAAGAAAGAGTTTCAGAATAACGCGAGTTTTGCTCCGTTAATTGTGGGAACTAAGGCCAACGGCGCGGGGCGTACAGGCGGCAAGGATAGCGGCGGTGCTGCTAATCAGCAAATAACGCGTTCAGATTTTGACGCTTTAAGTCAATATGAGCGTTCTAACTACGCCAAAAACGGCGGTAAAATTATTGATGATTGAGGTAATTTACAATGGCTAATGTTCTAACTGACTTAGCGGCAGACATCTATCAGGCAGCGGATATAGTAGGCCGCGAACTGGTTGGCGTGATTCCTTCCGCAACAATTAACACAAGCGCGACTGAAAGAGCAGCACAGGGCGATGTAATTCGTGCAGCTTACACTAGAGAGCAATCGGTAACGGCTGTTACTCCTTCCATGACTATCCCCGAAGGTGCTGACCAGACTGTAGATAATCAAACGATGACTCTTAACTCTACGGCTTCAGTTAAAATTCCGTGGACAGGCGAAGATATTAAGCACGTTAATAACGGCGCTGGATTTAATACCATTTACGGCGATCAAATTAAGCAAGCTATGAGAGCTATAACTAACCAAATAGAAGGCCAAGTCGCTACCGATATCGGTGACAGAGCTTCTAGAGCGGTTGGTACTGCTGGCACAACTCCATTCGCTACAAACTTTGACACTGTTGCAGAAGTGCGTCAGGTTTTGGTTGATAATGGAATGCCATCAAACGACAGGTTAGTCACTCTTGTTATGAACTCTGCGGCTGGCACTAAGTTAAGAAACCTAGCTTCACTTAACGGAGTCAATACTTCTGGTAATGATGAGCTTTTGAGGAGAGGCACTTTGCTTGATCTTCAAGGTCTTATGATGAAAGAAAGCGCAGGCATAGATTCTCATACTGCTGGAACTGGTGGCAGCGCAACCACTAACGATGCTGGTTATGCAGTTGGAGCTACTACCATCACGCTAGCGTCTGCTGGTACAGGTACTATTCTTGCTGGCGATGTGGTCACTTTTGCTGGAGACACAAATCAATATGTTGTGACTACTGGAGACGGTGATGTGTCTGGTGGAGGAACTATTGTTTTAGGCGCTCCGGGTCTACAAGTTGCTATAGCTGGTTCAGCTACAGCAATTACAGTGGTTGCTAGCTCTGCTAAAAACGTAGCTTTTCACAAGTCTGCGGTAGAGATTGGTGTTCGCGGTTTAGCTCAGCCTGCTGGCGGTGATGCTGCTGTTGATAGATTAACAGTGCAAGACCCTATGTCTGGCCTAATCTACGATGTAGCTGCATACAAAGGCTACAACAAAGCGATGTTTGATGTTTCTGTCCTTTATGGTTTTAAAGTATGGAAGCCTGAGTTTACTGCTGTTCTATTAGGGTAAATATTTGGGGGGTGTAAAAGCCCCCCATAACTTTTGAGTTTGTTATGGCTAAAAAAGACCCACGCTTAGATAGGGCTGGAGTAAGTGGCTATAACAAGCCAAAGAAAACCCCAAAACACCCTACTTCATCCCATGTTGTTGTCGCTAAACAAGGTGAAAAAATTAAGACTATTCGCTTTGGTCAACAAGGCGTATCTGGCTCACCCCCCAAAGCTAACGAAAGCAAAGCAAGCGCGGCAAGAAGAAAATCATTTAAAGCAAGACACGCTAAAAATATAGCCAAAGGCAAAATGTCAGCGGCTTATTGGTCTGATAAGGTGAAATGGTAATGCCAATTAGAAAATCTAAAAAAGGTTATAAAATTGATAACACTTCTGGCTATAGCAAGACTAAAAAGAAAGCAACGTCTAGGCTTAAAGCCATTAAAGCGAATCAAAAAGGTAAGCGCAAATGACAACTATAGTGGTAGAAGATGGCACGAAAGTAGTAGGAGCAAATAGCTATGTAACGATGGCTGAATACATAGACTATGCTGCTTCCTTAAATCTTACTGTTACTGATACACAGGCGTTTAGAACACAAATAATTAAGGCCGCCCAATTTATTGTAGGCTTAGAGTCTGTTTTAAAAGGCGATACGACTGAGAAAAATCAACCTATGGCGTATCCTAGAAATGCTTTAACTGACATAGACGGATGGAGTTACGACAACAATGAAATTCCACCGCAAGTTAAGCAAGCACAATTATCGTTAGCCGTTGATATTAACAGCGGTGAAGACTTATGGAACTTATCGCAAAGTGGCGCTACAGGCATAAAAAGAGAAAAGGTTGAAGGCGCGGTAGAGGTAGAGTATGCCGTTTCTGATACTGGAAGATTGCCTTATAACAGCCGAAGCCAAGCGTTGTTGGCTTCACTTATGAAGTTTAATGGTCTAGGTATTCCGTTGGCTATGGCATGAGCGCAGCATTCTATACAAACATGGCAGCTACCGCATCGCGGTTGCTCAAAAAATTTGGCATGGAAATTACTATCAAAAGGAAAACTGGAGATAGTATTAACCCTGTCACTGGGGTGGTTGTGGCAGGCACGACAACTACTTACACACCGCAAGGCTTGGTTCAAAGATATAGGGATGATCAAATTGACGGCACAAGAATATTATCTTCAGACAGGTTGGTTATCGTTGATAACACTATAGAGCCTTTAACTACTGATGAAATAGTATTGTCCTCTCAAGATTGGACGATTATTGACGTTGAAGAAGTGAAGCCAACGACTGTTGGCATAGTTTATTTTATACAGGCGCGAAGATAATGGCTGTCGTTAATATTTCTGCATGGGCTAAAAACGCCGGATTAACGCTAGACGAGGCGGCTAGAGGTATAACTATTAAATTGTTTTCTAGCGTAATTATGGACACTAGGGTAGACACCGGAAGGATGAGAGGAAACTGGCAGGCAAGTATCTCTTCACCAATAAATACAGAGTCTTCAAACACTGATAAGGCTGGAACGGCCACAGTGTCAAACGTCAATAATACAGTTAGGTCTGGAGAGGTAAACATTCTAACTAACAATGTTCCTTATGCTGGCGTATGGGAACAGCATGATGGAATGGTAGCCAAGAACATGGCAAGAATTAACAGAATAGTGAAAGAAGAGGTATTAAAAGCGCAATGAGCATTAAAATTGATCAGGCGTTTATTGATAGCTTTATTAACGCAAGTTTTGGTGTAGAGATTGCTTATCAGAATTTGCCTTATGAGCCTACTTCTGGAACAGCGTATGCGGAATTATTAAATATTCCCAATGACATAACTGCGTTAGACTTAAAAGATACAAACGAAACTGATGGTTTGTTTCGGGTTATTTTGCGCTATCCCGCTGATAGTGGAGCTATAACGCCAAAAACCAAGGCAGAATCTATAATGGCAAATTACCCTATAGGAAGTAGTGTTTCATATTCGGGGCAATCTGCTATCATAACGGCAGTAAATCGCCAAGCTGGAATCGTTGAGGAAGGCTGGTATGTTACTGTAATTACTATAACTTACAGAGCTTTCATAACGAGGTAATATCATGCCAAATGCAGCACAAACTTTAGTAGATAGTGTTATTGCTATCTCCGCAACGCTTCCAACCACGTTTGATGATGACGCAACAACTGGATATCCATCGCTTTCTTTTACGGCTGTGGGTCAAGTAACAGATTGGGCGGCTGGTGGTCAAACTTACAATATAATTACATCTAATCCAATTAATCAACGATCTACTGACAAGTACAAAGGGACTTACAATAATGATGCGGATAGCATTACTGTCAATAGAGACGATGATGATGCTGGACAAGTTATTGCGCTAGCTGCTTTAACTTCTGACAATGATTATGCTTTCAAAGTAACTTATCAGGATGCTACTGATGATTTCTTTACTGGCAAAATCATTTCTTTAAATACTGTCGCTGGGGGCGCGGACGCATTGGTTCAGAGAACCATTCAAGTAGAGCGCACAAGGCCGACAGTTACCACCACATAGGGGTAATATATGGACTTGAGCAAAATTGACCTTACTGCTGCTGCGGATAGAGGAATTACGACTATCTTGCATGACCCAGTAAGCGAAGAAGTTTTGGAAGATGAGAATGGTAAAAATGTTTCTATAAAAGTTTTGGGAAGGGATTCTAAGAAGTGGCAACAAG